CCTATCGTTCTCCTCTAGATGGAAGAGTACACAGATACTTTGTGGATTTCTATGCAAAAGTTCGTAACAAATCTGGTACAGCAAAAAAATATCTGATTGAAGTTAAACCAAAGAAACAAACAGTTGAACCTAAACTACCTAAAAGAAAAACTAAACGTTATCTTACTGAGGTTACCACATACATCACTAATCAAGCGAAGTGGGAAGCAGCAAGAGAATGGTGTGCAGATCATGGACTTGAGTTCATCATACTCACAGAGGATCATTTAAATGTCTAAGGGATTTGGTGGTAGTGATAGAACACAAGGTGGATTGGAGAAGCATATCTTAAAGAATTCTGGTGGTCAGAAAAAAAGTAGAGAGTGGTATCGTAGAGAAGTCTTTGAATACCTCTACGATAACATGACTGATGAGATTGAACCAGAAAAACTTTACTTCTATGAATATGATCCGAAATATAAAGAAAGGATGGATAAATATGACATATATCCTTTAGTATATGCCTTTGATCGTGGTAAAGATAACTTTCTAGGTTCTAATATTCATTACCTTCGTGACAGAGAGAAAGGTCCATATGCTCTTGCCCTCCTAAATAAAAAAGCAAGGATTATTGAAAAGACAATCCATCGTTACATCTTCAAACAGGCTGATAATTTATTCTTTGAAGTGAAAGAAGAAGATTGGGAATTTATAGCATCTTTACCCATCCATAAATTTATAGACAACTAATGACAGCAATTAGATATCCATCAGAGTTTACATCAGATCCAGGAACGGATTATATCAGATTAGATTTCGTTAGAAGAAATTATACTCAAACATCTGCTGCAGACAACACGGCAGGTAATCAGTTCATTGACGCACCTGGACTTAGTTCAATTATTCTCAATGTTCCTCAAAAAGTGACGGAACAAATAAGTCAGCAGTTTGCAAATGCCTCATTGGGTGATGCAGGTCCAATGTTTAGAGGAATCGATTATGCCGGTTTCGCTGGTGGTACGGGTTTCGGAAACGCAATAAAAAGATTAGTTGAAAATTTTGCTCTCGGAAAATCTGTTGAAGTTGCCAATAAGTTAGGTGCAAGTCAACTTACTGATAATGGAATTCTTTCTGCAACTAGTGGGATTGTATTCAATCCTAATATGGAAGTGCTTTATGAAGGTCCAGACTTTAGAAGGTTCAACTTTCAATTTGCTTTATTTACTAAGTCACAGAAGGATGCTATAGCAATTAAAAGCATTGTAGACACTTTGAGGTCAAGTAGTTTACCGTCAACACAAGGTAGCATTGATAAGGAGAAAGTAAAAAAAGTTTTATTCAGTTCTTCTGATGTTGCAGCAGCAACTGCTATACCTGGTGCTGTAGGAAATATCTTTAGCGGAAAGATATCTGGGGCATTAAAGAATCTTCTTGATCCTGCTCTATTAGGAGGTACTGCATTAGCAGCTGGTAGTAATTTAATATTTACTGGCGACAATAGATTTATTACACAACCACCGTTTGTATGTGTAACTTATATGAGAGGGGCACAAGTTCATCCATTCATTCGTCCTCTTCTTCCTGCTGCTATCAATAATATAAATTTTGATTTTACACCAACAGGAAATTATACACAGTTAGCAAATTATAATTCTAAAAATGAAGCAACAACAGTAGGTGTAACAATTACAATGCAAGTTACTGAAGTTAATAATCTGTTTAGTGATACTGAACTGGCTCAAAGAGCTCGCGGTGCTAATTCGGTTCCCAACTCATAAAGGTAAATACTAATGTTTTTCTCAAAATTACCAAACCTACAATATACTCCTCGGAGAGTACAATATAAATTTACTAATCAAGATTTTGTATTAGCAAAAAATATCTTTAAATATATTGCTATTGATAATTCAGCATATGCTACTGACTTATTTACTGAACTCCAATTAAATCAAGGAGTCAGACCAGACCAGGTATCAGAAGCAGTATATAATGATCCCAATTATGATTGGATCATTCTTCTAACAAATAAAATCATTGACACTAAGAATGATTGGCCATTGAATAATGATGAGTTTGAGAAATTAGTTGCAAAAAAATATCCCAATGCTTTTAGTATAAAGCACTGGGAAACTAAGGAAGTAAAAAATGATATTGGGGAGATAGTACAACCAGGTGGAATGATTGTTTACTATGACCCTAATGATGCAGATTCATATAAACTTCGTTATATTAAATCATATAATCCTTTCGTAGAAGAAATTGAGAATGGATCTACTTTACTGTCATCTAAATCTTATTATGAGTATGAACAAGAGTTGAATAATAAGAGAAGATTTATACAGGTGCTGAAACCAGCATACTTAAATGCATTCGTAAAACTCTTCCAGGCATCAGTTGATTATAAGTTCAGCAAAGATCTTACTTTTGATGCTAATGTCAAGAAGAGTTTAAATAAAACTTCTATCTTCAATAATATAACACTTTAGTAATCCATATTACCACCATAACTGATGCAGGTCTTTTTGTTTTCTGCTGATGATCTACACCACTGTCTAACATAAGAATTTGCATCCATATTCATTGAATAGTGAGCATGGTTATGTAATCCTCCGATTACAATCAGCATTCCAATCGTGATCAGATTATAGTGTGTCGCTGGATGACACACTATTCTCAGTAGATACTTCTTCACTCTTTTTGTTAAACCCAAATGGACCTGCTCCCTTTTCTTCTAGTGCTACTTTCAGAGCAACACCACCAACTGCTTCCATACATTTAAGAATGTCTTCAGTCTTGGCACCTTCACCAAGTTCTTTAGCGATGTACCAATACTTAGGCCAGAATGTTTCTCCTGCCCGTTGATAGTCGTCTAGTGTGAGTAATTTCATTCTTCCTCAGCAAGGCGAGCGAAGTATGACAGGGTGTCATCATCATCTGTAGGGGCAACCCTAGGGGCAGCAGCAGCGACTGGAGTAGCAGTCTCTACGGTAGGACGTGGAGTTGAAGCAAAGTTAGGGCGACTAGACATAATGTCAGCACCGTTAAAGTCACCTTCTGACTCAGCAGTTTCACGATCAAATTTCTGCTTGCCGCCACGACCCAACACAACATTCAAACGACTTTCCAGTTCTTCGTAGGACTTAAAGTTTTTAGCATCCATGAACTCATTCAAGGAGTGCTGACTGCGCCACAGTTCTTCCAGTTCAGTATCAGTCTTGTCATCGAGCAGACAAGGAGTAGCGAACTCAGACTTATCGTAGTTCCAGTAACCTTCAACCTTACGGATCTTCAGTTTGAAGTTAGCACCTTGCCAGAAGTCAAAAGGATTGATAGGAGTTTCATCTTGGAACTCAGGTTGCATTGCTGCCTGGATCTTATCAAAGATCTTCTTACCAAACTTGTAGAGGAAGACCTTACCTTCGTTAGAAGGATTAGTAGGATCGCTTACAACATAGATGTTAGCGTAGTAAGAGAGTTTGCGCTTCTGCTTACGAGCGATTTCCTTATCGCTATCAAGACCACTGTTCCACAGAGTACGGTTAAGTTCTGAGACAGGATCCTTACCACCAAGAGTGGTGAGTGAATTTTCAATATACCATCCACCAGTGCCCTGGAAACCGTGAGACCAGACCTTCGCCCATGGAAGATCTTCACCATCAGGAGCAGGAAGGAAACGGATTACAGCGTAACCATTACCTGACTTATCCATTTCAGGTTTCCAGAAACGTTCGTCAGAACTGCCACCAGTGGCTTGGAGTTTGTCAATCTCCTTATTCAGACGATCAAAACCAAATTTAGAGCTGTTTTTAAGATCAGCAAAAGACATTCGTATTACCTCGGATTTTTGTATTTGTTGGATTATGATGTCCCAACAGGATCATCATACACTATTTAGAGTTCGCCGTCAAGCACCTGCTGACGGACATTCTCCATGTTTTCACGGAAACTATCATAGATCCCTAACATGTCAAGACCATCAGCATCCATGCCAAGAACCTTGGCAGCACGACGGAATTCTTCCTTCAGTTCCTTTGCCATAGGATCATCAGAAAGATTTAATCTCATATAGAAAATTTTCTGGCGCTCGATCAGTTCCAGCATCGCATCAAAAAAATCTATACGATCGTCTGATGTCATCATAGGAATAAATGGCATCCTATTGACGATTTCTTGCTGCTTAAGACTAATCTCTTGAGCTTCTTGTTGTACTATTTTTGAATCGAAGAAAGACATTGGTGATCTAATACTTTTTCCTTTAATGTATGTTTATATTTAACAGTATCCACAGTTATAAATGGAGCATACTTAAGAACGGTTCTCCTCACATCTTTCCATACAAGGTGTTCCGTAATTTTGTTATCAAACTGTGGGATAAAGTTCAGAATTTTATCAAGGATAACAAATGTCTCCATTGATATTTTACTACCCAGAAGGTATTTAAGTAACTGAGGATGTGTTTCAGTTACAACGAATAACTGATCGAATTCATTTACCTGCTGTAGAATGAAATCTACATCTTCACTGAAGGTGTAGTGCAGACTTTCCATTCGTTTCTTCCATGCACGATAATTATCATCACCGTTATTTCTTACCATGTTACCAATCCAACCTGCTGGATCTGCAACAAAATTTGAGACGAAATATGGAAGGATCTCGTCATCTTTCTTACGATTAGTAAGTTTTTTGAAAAAGTAACGGTCCTTCCTTTTCTCGAAGTTTGCTTCCGTTACTCTAGTTTTGCCATGGAATTTGAAGTAATCATAACTGTCGGTAGTGAAGTGTAACTTCAGTGCGACATACATTTTATAGGACTCAAACGCGGTCATGAAACATCTCTTCTGTAATCAAAAAACATTGAAACGCAATACCTTCCAAATCCACCAAAAAAGTTTTCATCATTAATGCTAACTTTAGTCACGCCATGAGAAACATATGAAGGGATTAATATAATTGAATTGTTCTCACAACCATATTGATACCCATTATCAAAAAATAATTCACCACCTGTAAACTGCTTAGGTTCCTTATAGAAATACATAAATGCCAAGAAAGCAAATTTAATATCTAAATGTTTAGAATAATGTGCTCCATCATGATAATATCTGAGTTTAGTTAATGTTACCGCAGCACGATGAAAGTGATTGCATGTATAATTAGATTGTTTTAGTTCAGTAATTAAATGCTTAAACCTATCGGTAGTATTACTATCAAACCTAAGTAGAGATAAAATATTTGAATGCATTGGGTTATTAAATGCATCATCTATGATAACCGCATTGGAGTTTGTCTTAGATGAAACTCCACCAAACTTATCGGGGGCATACAATTTATTTGGTTTAGTGAAAAAATTTAGTTCTTCCCAAATTAACTTAAGTTCTTGTGGTTCAAAAAAGTTTTTAGCAATTACATGCGGAAATGGATCAGTTAAAGTTTCAACGATCATAGAATAAGTCGTGCCTTAGAAGACTTCTTCATGTAGTTGAGACGTTGAGCATCATACTTTAATTTTTCTTTCAGTGGTTTTGAAATTAATTTAGAAACAGTTTCAACTTCAATGTTATTTTCGGCACAGAAATGAATAATACATTCAATGTAATTCATTGTGCCGTTACTGATTTTTTTCAAGTTCTCAATTTCCATCGAGAACTTAGCAGCAGTCATAAATTTCTGTTCCAAAATGTCATTAAGGTTTTCCTTAGACATTGGCAAACTTTTCTCCCTTGTGATAGTTAATAAACTCATCAATGTACTGCTCCAATAATTTCATATAATACATTGTATCATACTTCTGAAATAATTGCACCTCACCATCCTCACATGCTTGGATAATGACGAGTTTCTTTACCTCAATACCAGTGAGGTCATGATACAAAGCACCGTAGGCAGCACATTGAACGAAGTAATGTTCAATCCATTTCTCTGGTTTCTGCTTACGTGATGTTTTAAAATCAACAATTGCTAGTTCGCCTTGGTATTCAGCAATACAATCTACTCGACCAGCAAGACCATAATATTCACTATACAGTGGTGCTTCAAGAGCGTGTATATTATTTATGTCCTCAAAATAAGGAAGGGAATTCTCAAATAATTGATATGGTTTACTGATCTGTTCCATAAGATCCTTTGGTTTCACTTCAATATTATTGAAATGATCTTCGGCATATGCATGATACTTAGTACCACGATCAGTGCCTTGCTTGGAGATACGATTTGCTTCTACATCACCAACACGTCTGCGCCACTCAGCAATACTCTTACGAGATTTCAATGATGTGATAGACGTGATTGATGGGAGTTTATTACCACTAGGAGTACAATAATATCGCACTCCATTTACTGTAGTGGGATCAGGAAGTTCACTTAAAGAATTACCAACATGATTAAACATACTAAAGACCAAGCCCCATTTTACTTACAAGATACGATTTAACTAGACCAGAACGAACGATGTCATCGACACCAAATTCAATTAAACTAAACTCTTTCATGTCCTCTAGGATCTTCATGAAATCAATAATGCCATTTTTCTCATGTTGTTTGACTAGATCAGTCTGAACTACGTCACCACAGAACATAATCTTAGAGT